ACAGCTAACTATTCCTTCATCAAGTTTTACTGCAGGGTCTTTTATTGTAATAAGAGGATCACAAAAATTTAATGGATTGCATGAAGTCAATGCTACTACATCTAGCAGCACATCATTAGTTTTAAAAACTAAATACAATGGAGATGCTGTTACTGAATCTTCTACTCTATACTTTGATGTAGATGTTTTAAATGATGAATCAGATATAATACATGTTCCAGATTATTTGTCTAAAGCTATTGTTTATTATGTAAAAGCAAAAGTAGCTGAAGATAGAGCAGATATTCAAATGAAAGAATATTTTATGAAAGAATTTAAAAAAATGGTTGAAAAGAAACAATCAGCTAATATCTGGGGACCAAGAGTAATAGTTCCTGGAAAAGGATCAATTAGATAAGGAGAGCAATATGGCAAGCAAAGGTATATATCAATATACAGTACAAGAATCAAACAATGCAGGACTAGGTCAAGGTGGCTCTGTATATCTTAAAACTGCAGCAACAATATTTACACCAACTAATGGAGTTATAGTTGCAATACAAGTTTTAGGAAATCCAGTTAAATTAGATACACTAACTCCTGAAGATTCTTCTAAATTTATAGGTGTTGGAGGAACAGGCTACGAATCTGCTGGAAATACATTTATTAGTTCAGTAGAATTACCTGCAAGCTCTACAATATTTGGAAGATTTACAAGCATATCTTTAGCAGCAGATACAGCAGCTGCAGATGGCATTATTTGCTATATAGGGTAATATAATGAAATTTGGACTAGGACCAACATTAGCCAAAGCAGCTACTACCATGAGAACTTTTGGTATCCCATTTTTAAAAGATAACCTTAAACTATTTTTTGATTTTAAAAATACAGACCTTGAGCATGTAGGTACAGGTAGTCTTGATTTTGATGATGATGATGAACAAGTTATAAGGACAGGTATAACTAATACTAATTTTGGCAAAGCCATTACTTTAACTGCTTGGGTTACATTTAATGATGTTGATGGTAATAGAAAGGGATTATTTGGTTCTCATTATTATGAAAATAGTGAATTTAGTATTCATCAACATAGTGGTCAAGATTTTAATATATCCATAACAACAAAAAGTGGAACTGTAGCTCAATTTAACAATATAACTGATGCAATAGATAAATGGGTTCATGTAGCTGTTGTTATAGACCAAAACATAGGAGCTACAAGAAATGTTAGATGTTATGCAAATGGAGTAGACCAAGGCACATCTCATACTCAATCTACAGGTGACATTCAATGTATTAAAGAAGCTACTATAGGTATGCAATCATATACTGATACTCAGACTACAGGAAATTCTTGGAATGGCAAGATAGCTAAAGTTGGATTTTGGACAAGAGCATTGACAGAAACAGAAGTGCAAAATATAATGTTTAAATCTTATTCAGACTTGCAAGGTAGTGAAAAAACACATTTAAGAAATTGGTGGAATTTAGATGATATTAGTAGTACTACAGCGCCTGATAGTCATGGTAGTGATAATGGTACATTGCAAGGAACATCATCTACTCCTACTGTAAAAACTATATATGGCAATGGATGTCCTGCCAAACCAAGAGGAGTAGATAATTCATCAGCAGCATTAGCAGATTCTATAGGTAGTGGTAGTGCTTTGTTTGATGGTACAGATGATAAAATAGATTGTGGTTTAATCCCTGAACTACAATCACAAGCAAATCTTACAATAACAGCATGGATAAAAGCTACAAATACAGGTGGTACTGAACCAATATTTTCTTGTATAAAAGATGATAATGAAGGAATAGAATTTGGATTAAATGGAAATAGACTTAGAGCTATATTAGAAAATGGTGCAGATTTTGTAGGTACAGCAGGTACTAATACATATAGCTATTCTACAGGAACAGGAATTGGTTGGGCACATGCTGCAATGGTATTTGATGGTGGTGGCTCTGATGATGCAGCTAAATTAAAAATATATAGAGATGGAGTAGAGGAGTCATTAACATATTCAGGAACAGCACCTAGTACTACTGATGGTGAATTAGCATCAAAAACTGCTTTTATAGGTCACGAAGGAGTTGGTACTGAACAATTCTTTAATGGCAATATAGCACAAGTAGGTTTATGGAATAGGTCTTTATCACAAGAAGAAATCCAAGAAGTAAGTCAAAAACAATATTCAGAATTAACAACTAGTGAAAAAACTAACCTTGTGTCTTGGTGGGCATTAGATGAAATATTCTTAGGTTCAAATACAAGCACTACTTCTGTATCAGCTTCTTTTTATGAAGGAGGACAAATAGTAGAAGATAAAGCAGGTACATTATCAACAATCTTAGTAGACAACTATGATACTTTAGATAATTGGGAAGAATCTAATGCTAATAGTTCTTTAAGTAGAAATGCAGATGGTAATTTAGTAATTACAGCTAGTGGTGGTAGTGCAGGTGCAAGATTAAAATCTAGCTTTACAACATTAGAAACAGATACAATGTATTTAACAGAAATTGCTGTTGCAGGTGGGAATGACACTTCTATATATTTTAGATTAGATGATGAAGCCTTTGGAGATGTTAAATATGGAAATGGATATCTAACTCCAAATACAGATGCATCAAATACAACTCCTGAGTGCTTGTCATTTAGATTTAAATCAAGCTCAAGTAATACAGGGCTTTATGTTGAAATAGGAAATATAGATGACACAAAAAATGCAATAATAAAGTCTTTTAAACTCTATAAGATAGTATCAGGAAATTATGGAGTTCTTACAGATGCTTAATTATAAAAGGATTATATAATGCCAAAAGATGGACCAAGTATAGTATCAAATAGCACAGCAGCAACATTTGGAAACTCTCCACAGAAAACAGGAGAGCCTGTAAATAGATTAAGTATATATTCAGGCAAAGCATTAGAGTTTGATGGTGTAGGTGATTATATTACATCTAATCCTGATTTTGCAGTAAATGCTTCAGCTGCTACAGCTATGACTGTAGCTGTATGGGTTAATGTTGATGATATAAGTTCTAATCAAGATGTTATAATGGCATTTGATACAGTTGCAAGTAGTAGGTTTTTAGGTAATTACAGTGGTGCTATTATTATTAGTATGTACAATCAAGACTATAGTGATGTTATAGGTCAAAAAACAGATGATGTAGTATTAGTAGAAGGGCAATGGCATCGTATTGTAGTTACTTATGATGGAAGTCAAACAGATGCAGGATTTAAAATATATATGGATGGTGCTTTAATGGCATCTACTGCAACAAATTCTGCTTTTAGTGCAAATATAAACAATAGCTTGGTTTTGGGAAGAACAGATAGACCTTCAAGCACAGCAGATTTTGCAGGTAAAATGTGTAACTTTCAATTATGGGATACTGTATGGAGTCTAGCTGATGTAACATATGATTATTTAAATCCTGAAAAATTAATAACATCTCAAAATCCAACTGATGATTTAGTATCTAATCTTAGAGTATGGTATCCTATGAATGATACAGGAGTAGTTAATCCACAAACAGTTATATTTGATGCTGCTAATTCAGGAGGATTAACATCTAATTATGTTTCTTCATCTTCTTTTGATAGTGACTCAGGTTGGTCTTTAGGAACAAATTGGTCTATAAGTGGAGGAAAGTTAATTGGTTCTTCTAATGCAGCTAATGCTAATTTAACAGGTTTAGGGTTTGAAGCAAATTTTATATATAAAGTTGTTTATTCAATAACTAGTTATACATCTGGTGAGGTAAGAGTTACAGTTGCAGGAGGACAATCAGGCACTTATAGAAGTGGTGTAGGTACATATACTGAATATCTACCTGCAGGTTCTACAGGTGGAAATTTAACATTTCGTGGTAATCCAAGTAGTGCATTTACAGGTGAAATAGATGACCTTACTGTTCAAAAAGTTAAACAAGGTTATCATGGTACTACTACTTTTTTAGGTGATGATAAATTAGGAGGTAATGGTGGTTTTGATGCAACTTCTAATTGGACTGTAGTTTCAGGTAGTGTAGGTACTGAATGGACAATAAATGATTCAAGCAATTCAAAGGCTGTGCACAATACATCAAATGCTAATACATTAAGATATACAGGAAGCTCAGGTGATTTAGTGGATGGTACTACATATCAAGTTGATTTTACTATAGCAGATAGAACAGCAGGTAGTATTACGATTGCTATAGGTGGTGCTGCTGCATCTTCTTCACAAACTGCATCAGGTAGTATTGAACTTACTGCAGGAGGTAGTAGTAATAGAATAATAGATATAAATCCTACAAGTGATTTTGATGGTTCTATAGATAGTGTTACTGTTAAAGAGGTAGGCATAGCAACAGGATGGACAGATGCAGACCAACAACAATACATACCACAAACAGGATTTATGGATGGATGTGTTAAAAGTATTTTTAATGGAAGTAGTACTTATGTAGATTTTGGTTCAGCTACTGCTTTAGATGATGTTTTTGTAGGAGGAGCAACTGTTAGTTTTTGGGTTTATTTAGATTTAGATAATGACCCAAGCAGCAATGGTGGCTTAATAAATAAAATAGGTAATGGCAATCAAGGATGGCAAATTTATTTAGATACTTTTTCAAGTTCTAAATATGAAATGAGATTTGCACAAAAATGGAATAATAAAAATTTAATACAAACATCACAAGTAATTAGGTCTCAACGATGGAATCATATAGTAATAACTTATGATGCAAGTAGTAATTCTAATAGAGCTACATTTTATTTAAATGGTTCAGTTCAAACATTTGATGTTTTAAGTACAGATTATAATGCAAGTGATAGTACTTCTATAACAAGTGATGCAAGTGATAATTTAGAAATAGGTAGAAAAAGTACAGGTGGTATTTATCAAAATATGATTATGGATGATATATCTATATTTAGTACTGAATTAACTTTAGACCAAGTGATAGAATTGTATAATAATGCAGTTCCTTTAAATGCTACTGAAAGTGCAGCAACTAGTAATTTAATAGGTTATTGGAAAAATAATGTTTTATCATCTGCAGGAACTTGGGAAGATTTATCTACTAATGATAATCATGGTACACCTAATAATTTAGATGACTATATATATTTTCAACAAGGAGTAACAGCTAATCTATGCACACAAAGTTATTCTACTAATATAGTCCATCCTAGTAAAGGAGCTGCATATTTTGATGGAGTAAATAGTTATGGCAATGCAAGTAGAGGTGTTACTATAGATGATATATGGAGAAGCTCTGCTACAGTTGAATTTTGGATTAAACCTTTTACAGCTACAGCAGCAGATAGAGTTATAGATAAAAAACCTGTTGGACATAATGGATGGTATATTTCATTAGAAGATGTATCAGGGGCAGCTTGTGATATTCAGCTAAGGTGTGATGCTACAACTTCTGATTCTATTCAAATAACTGCAAGTAGAGAAATAGCTTTGCATCAATGGAATTATGTAGCAATAGTGTATGATGGTAGTGCAACTTCTAATACTGCTACTATATATGTAGGTGGTGGTAGTAGTAATGCTAAGCCTACAAGCAAAACAGTTACAAGCACTAATCCAGGAGCTGTTCCATTAACAACTGATGCAAGTAATGATTTAGCTATAGGTGGAAGAAGTGGAACAGAAACAGCTAATAGTTTTGATGGTCTTATAGATGATGTTAAAATATACAATAAAGCATTGTCTTTAACAGAACTAACAAAAAACTTTAACAATAATAAAAGTCAACACAAGAATTAGGAGTATAGATGGCACATTATGAAATGTATATATGTTTAAACAAAGCAACTTATGAAAGTGCAATACCAAGTGTATTACAGCCTAAACTAGGTTGGAATAATTATACATACACAGATGAAGGTGAAATAGATACAACTACAGCCTATACTCCAACTTGGAAAGAATCTGCATTTGCAGGTAAGCTTGGTGCACCTAGAGAGTCTCATGATGGAGCATATATCATTGTTAAAGGAGAGTTTTCTATGTTGACAGGTGAACTATCAGCTATAATAAGTTTAGGTGCTAGTTTAGCATATCCTAATAACTCAGTATTAACTAAAACAGAAGCACAAACATTGGCAAACTCATCAACATTTACTGGAGAATAAAATGGCTTTAAGTAAAGAAGAAATACTAAAAAAGAAAAAAGAGAGAGCTGCAGCTAAAAGGCTTATGATAGATAAGCTTAGATTCTGGGTTGGTGTATTTTCTGTACCTACTATTCTTATTATGGCCTGTATGTTAATAGCAAGTGCTTACTTTCTTGGTGAGTCACAATTAGCTGTTGTTACTGGACTTATCTCTACAATAACTATTGGTTTAATAAATGTTTTAAATGGAATGGTGGCTCCGCCACCCCCAGAAGATCCACTAGCTACAGTTGCTAAGGATCTAGTACATCACATGCAAGATCAAGCTAATAAAGATATGGAAGTATCTATGGATAGAAACACAATTAAAATTGGTGGTAATGGTGTAAAGATGGAATCACAAACTCCTGAAAGTCCTTTATGGGGAGATGATAAGCCATTAAAGAAAAGAGGTAAGAAATAGTGCTATTTTTAGGATGGCTTACAATAGTTAGTTTTACAGTTGGTGTAGGTGAATATTACAATTGTCAATATCCAAGAGTAGAAGAAGGTTATAGCAGTGAAGGATTTTTTTGCAATTGGGAAGATAGAGACTTTTACAGAGAAAATGGTAAGTGGGTACTTACTCCTATAGATTCTACAGATAACTGTTTTGAAAAACAAGCTAGAAAAAAATATTGGGAAAAAAGAAAGTGACATTATTAGTAGCCTTTATTAAGAGTATTTTTTTAGCTATACCTATATTTTTAATATATATTGCAATAAAAATAAAATGGAAAGAGTGGTACAATGAAAAGATATAGTATATCAATGACATCTATGCCTTGTTTTTATATATCATCAGCTGTTAAATATGTTTTTAAAAAGGAGGAGAAAGATGATAGGTCATCTAACAAAGTTCAATCAGATAATAGATAAAGTTTTAAATCATGAAGGTGGATATGTAAATGATCCAACTGATCCTGGTGGTGAAACAAAATATGGCATAAGCAAAAAAGCTTATCCTGATGTTAATATTAAAGACTTAACATTGGAAGATGCTAAAGCTATATATAAAAAAGATTATTGGGACAAGACTAAAGTTGATTCTATGCCTGATCAATTAAAGTACATTTATTTTGATATGTGTATTAATATGGGGCAAAGAACAGCTGTAAGAGTATTGCAAAATGCAGCTAATAATAAAAACTCTAAAGACATAGAAGTAGATGGATTCTTAGGTCCAAATACATTTAAAGCTGTAAAAAAAGTAGAACATAAAAGAGCACAATCTTACAGAGTTATGTATTATGCTACATTAATAAAAAAGAAACCTAGCTTAGAAAAGTATTGGTATGGCTGGTTTAAAAGATCTTTGGAGGTATAATGTTAGATACATTAAAAACAGCAGGAGTTGGTATTGCAGGGAGTGCATTGCATTGGACAGAGTATGTGCCTCCTATTATGAGTGCACTAGCAGCTCTTGCTACCTTAGTATATATGTTAATTAAAATAAATAAGGAACTTAAATGATACAAGCAGTCTTAATAAAAACACTACTATCAAAGCTTTTGCCTTTGGTATTGAAAGAGATGAGTAAATCTATTAAACCTATGCAGGATTATGTATATAAACCTAATGATGCAGATAAAAGAATTGACAAGTTGGAAATAGATAACTTTCAACTTAGAGAAAGAATAAATGAACTAGAAAAAAATGTATATCAAAACAAGGAGACAAAATGAGTTTTTTAAAAAGTATGATAGCTGACAATAAAGAAGAAATTATTAACAAAATATTTGATGATGAGTTGCAGAAAAAAATTGTTGATAAATTAAATGAGAATGTTGACATTCCTTTTGTATCAGAAAAAACAGAAGAGAAAGTATTAAATGCTATTTATGACTCTATTGAAGATGTTGTAAAAAATGCAATGATAGAAAAGCTTTAATGCCAACAAGAGTTTATACTATATCCAACTTTAGTGGTGGAGCTAATAGCAAAGTAGATCCATCTGCAATAGAAGAGAATGAAGCTGCAAGTTTAGTTTCTTTTCTTCCTAGTAGGAAAGGGAAGTTAAAGCTTGCAGGTCGTTTTATTAATGCTAATGTTATAGGTGATGTTGATTTGCCTGCTGATGGTAGTGATGTTTCAGAGAGTGCTACTTTTACAAACAATGATGGAATAAAATTAGAAGCTGCATCTGATACATTGCAAAATTCTGGCTATGGATTATATTATTTTAATCATGAAAAAACATCAATTTCATCTACTAATACCTTAGAAGTTAATGGTGTTTCAACACAAGTTGATGGTGGTATAAACTATTGGGTAGTACAAGATAATAGATATGTTAAAATATATGATGGACATAATAACAAATGGCTACAAACACGAATAGATATAGGTGCTGGAGATAGTAGTTATCCTTATGTGAAGCCAATATATTTCTTTGCTGAAAATGCTTTAAGGGCAACATCAGCACCTATATTTGATACAACATTTCAAAGAAGATTTTTTGGTTACATTGAAAGAAAGCTATTTGGCTATACTAGTACAAATACAGATTTTTGGATTAATCATAAAAGATGGTATATAGATACAGCTAAAATATTAACTCCTTCAGCATCTACTTATAGTCAAACTTTAGGCTCTGAAGCTCCAGGAAAAGTCATTATGGAAACTATTGATACAGATAGTGTTACAGCTCCTGGCTTAGATGGAACAGATGGAATAGAATTTACAGTAGGTATAGATACAGGAACAGGTACATGGTTAGCTCAAGATTATACTTTTTATATATCTTATATATATGATGGTAGTCAAGAATCAAATGTTTATAATATGGGAACTGTAACTATAAATGATGATAAAACAATTTTATATACTTCTTTATATATTGTTTATTCTGATGCAGATGATGCTAATGATGATAATACAGGCATTGGTGTTTCTGCAGATGGTGCAAAAATGAATCCTAGAATAACAGGTGGTAGAATTTATTTTTCTGATCCACAAGATGGAAATGGAATATTATATCATTTAATGGACTTTGATTATTCTGAAGGTTGCAGAAAATCAGGAGAAGAAGCTTTTACTTCTTGGACACAAATTACAGCAGGTAGAAAATTTAAATGCCCAAATGTAAGTAATATAACAACAGATGGATTTTCTTTTGATGATCCTCCTAAGTTTTTAACATATGAAGATATTAATGGATACAAACCATTTGAATCATTAGATGCTAGTTATTCTACTATAGCTGTAGTTGGTAAAAGAGCATATATAGGGAATGTAATAGTTAATGGTGTTAGACATAATGATAGAATTATGAGATCACCTATAAACTTAGATGGCAAACCTCAATATGATACATTTCCTGAATCACATTTCATAGATATTGGTGCAGATGATGGCGATGCTATAGTTAAACTTTTAGCAGCTGGTGATAAACTAATGGTTTATAAAACATCTTCTACATCTGTATATAATGTAGGAAAATTTGGTGGTGAATTTGTAGAACATGTATATTATTATAATGGAATAAAACATCCAACACAAGCTACAAATACATCATTTGGACCTGTATGGGTCAATCCTGATGGCTGTTGGATATATTTAAATGGAGAGTTAAGAAATTTAATAGAGGATAAATTAGTTTCATCAGATGATGTATCTTCTTATGCATCAAGAATGAAATGGGTTATAGATGATAATGATCCTAAGTCTATTCCTTCAATTGGTTATTTACCTAGATATAGACAGCTTATTGTAGGATTAAATATACATCATGAATCAACAGTTAATAATGATTGTTGGATATATTCATTTGATACAAATTCTTGGAGCCTAGGAATCAATTCTTTACAAACAAGATCACATACTAGCAACTTTATTAATTCTAGATCAGGACAGTTGTATGCTTTAAGCTCAGCTTATAATTTTACAAATGCAGGGTCTGAAGTTATATATGATGGTTCTGCTAGTGCACCAGCTGATACTGGAGGAAATAAGCTTGGAGCTAAGCAATTGTTTATATGGGATGGAACTCCATGCAAAAAAGCTGAAGCTGCATTAGTTACAAAAGAAATAAATTTTGGAGATCCAAATGTAATTAAAAAAGTTTATAAGGTAGGATTAACATTTAAAACTGATTCTGCAACTAATTTAAAAGCATATTATGCTATAAATGGAAATGATACAATAGGGGAGATTTTTCAAAGTAGCAAAGGCCTAAATAATAGCAGTGGTATAATTGAGGCAGATAGTGGTGCAATGGTTACTCAAAAAGCTGTTAGCTATGCTCCAGGATATTGGACTCCTAAATATAATGGCACTTCTTATGTTACACATATGCCTCAAACTTTATTATCTGACAGTACATTTTCTTCTGGATGGACAGTTGCTGGAGATGCAAGCATAGATAGTAATCAAATCTTTTATAATTATGATAGCGATGAACCAGGATTTGGCTCAGCTGCATATACTATAGGTTCAAATACTATAATAGCAGGACAAGAATACACATTAGCTTTTGATGTAAGTGTTGCTACTGCTACAATAATTATAAAAGATAGTACAGGTAGCACTACTTTCGTTAATGCAGCAAGTTACACAACAGGATCTAAAAGTGCAACATTTACCCCTACAGCTAATGCTAATGGTATTATGATTTATTTTACAACTGCAGGAGCAGCAGATACTAGAGTTGATAATGTTGTTTTAAGTGGTCCTGTAGGAATATTGGTTGGAATGTGGAATAATTCTAGTAGTTTGCAATTATTAAAATTGCCAAATGGTATTATTACACATATAGCAGGATTTAAAACTGATACATTTCAACCCCCAGGCAATGATAGAGTTTTAATAAAGTTCAATTCTTTAATTAGAAATGGAGGTGGAGGAAAAGTTAGATTGTTATCTCTAGGGGGTAGTGCAAGCACAGCAGTAGATGTTACAGCTATGAGCACATATGATAGCAATGATACTACTACCTTTCCAACATCTATGCCCTTAAAGGGCCTAGGTGCAGGTGAAGTGTCATCTGATTCTATAGAAATATTTGAAGGCATTTCTTATGAAATAGAAACAGTAAATACATTAAGTACTTTACAGCATTATGTTTTAGTTTTTGTAGTTAATGAGCTTGACACATCAAGTTTTTCAGGTTTTGGAATATCAGCTCTTAGTATAACTGATGCAGGTAATTATCAATCTGGTTTACTACAACCAGCTAGCCCTATATCTTGCAAGTCTATTCAATTAAAATTAGAAGGAACAGCAACTCAAGATAGTGCTGCAGATGTGCCTGCCAATTTTGAACTAAGGGATGTTCAAGTATATTATAGACCATTAAGACCAAAGATAGTTAAAGAATAATGGCTATATCAACTGAAGATAGAATATATAAAAGGTTGTCTAATGAAAAAATGGACAAGATGAAAGTCAAACATGGTCCTCCTATGCCATCTGAAGGAGAAGAAGGAGAATTAACTGTTAGATCTACCAATGTTGGATTAAGATTATATGTTAAACATAAAAGCAAATGGCATGGAGTTACTTTAGGAGATGAAGGTATTGAGGTTATTTTTTAATGGCAAGAATTAAAAATGTAAAAATATTAGATTTAAGTGGATTAACAGTTTCAAAAACAAGAGAAGGTAGAGTTAGTGTGTCTTTAGACTCTACAAGCCTTATATCTCAATTATCTACTATATCAGGAAATTTTAGTATAGGCAACGATACAAATGCTGTAATTACTTTGTTAGGTCAATTAATAGCAGATGGAACAATTAGTTTAAATAATAATACTTTAAGTTTTGATGGGTCACATTCATATGTTACTATAAATCCAAGAACAGGTGCTAATTTAGCAGGATATAGGTTACTATTAGAAGGTGGCCAAGGTACAGGCACAGGAGTAGGTGGAAGCATATATTTAAGAACTACATTAGCAGGTGGATCGTCTAATTCTACAGCCAACTCATATATAGATGTATTTGGAATACATGGTACAGGAGATGCAGCTTTAAGAGCTACATCTAAGCTACTTTTTGACAATGCTGCAGGTGGAGGCCATACTTATATACAAGAATCTGCAGATGATGTATTAGATATATATGTTGGTGGTGATAAAATGATTGAATTAAGTGAAGCACAAAGTAAAATATCTATATTAGAAAATTTTAAATTGTATTTTGATGGAAATGGAGAAGCTAATTATATATACTCTGATAGTTCTAATTTAGTTTTTGGTTCTGATGGTGCAGATAAATTTAAAATAGATGATACTGATACTAAAATGGAGCAAACATTAAAAATAAAAGAATCATCTAATGCCAATGCTGACACAGCAGCTTATGGTCAAATATGGGTTAAAAATAGTACACCTAATAAATTAATGTTTACAGATGATGCAGGCACTGATGTAAGTGTAAATGGTCAATTTTTTGTAGATTGTGGTTGGTATCAAGGTAGCAGTGCTGCAAGATATATGCCATTAGTATCTGGTCAAAATGAAGCATCTTCATTAATAGATTACAGTAATGATGATGTATTTTTTATAGTACCATATAATTTAAAAATAACAACTGTATACATGAATATGACTAGAACAACTAATACTGCAGTACATCCAGGCAATACAGATATTAGACTAGCTAAAAATGGTAGTTTTATATCTAATGCAGTTACAGTTAATGTAAATGATACAGGATACGATACAACCAATTTGTACAATGTTTATACTTGGGACTTTAGTGGTGAAACAAATAGTTATTCAGCAGGTGAAATATTGCAAATTTATTTTGACCCAACAAATGCTGTATATTATTGCTCAGCTACAATAGTGGGATATTACACATAAAATTCAATTGTATATACTTATAACATATAGTATTTTAATATTGATGCAAAGGAGAGAAAATGTCTAATTTAGGACAGCTATATTTAAAAAAACATTTAAATGAAGAGCAAGCACAGTTAGAAGAGGCTGCACAAGAAGCACAAGATGCACAAAAGAAAAAAGGTTTGTTTTCTGCTATAGGTGGTTTTTTAGGTGAATATGCAGCACCAATATTGTTTGGATCTATGTTTGGGCCAGCTGGTTTAGTAGGTGCAAAAATGCTTACAGGTTATGCAGGAAGAGAAATAGGTGAAGCTTTAGCAGGTGATAGCGATGCTGGCAATGTTGATTTAAAATATGGATTAATGACAAAACAAAAAGACCAATTGTTAGATAGTATTTCACAAGCAGACAAAGCTTTGAATCAACAGCAATTTATAAGCTCTATAGCTAATCCTGCTATAAAATTTGGAACAAAAAAATTAGGTGATATGGT